GGCCCGGAGTTCGGCATCTGTCGCTGGAATCAAGTCTTCATCTGAAAAGTAGAGGGTGCCTCGGCACAGGGCAGGCCCCCACTCCGCTGGCTCAAAGGCGGTCTGCGCATAACGCACCACCATGTCGTCAACAACGGCATCGACAACAAGATGGTCGCCTTCAAAGCGCAGCTCCTCAATGCTTTGTACCTGGCTCACTTGACCTCCTGTGCAGTTTCGCCGGGAAGAAGGGATTCCATCCACTGATCCCACGACATCTTCAAGAATTGCTCCAGCTCCAGCAGCTGGGCCACCTGCTTCTCCTCGTAGTTGGTATTGAGACCGAGGCCCTTGTAACGGGTGATCTGCAACTGGAGCGAGTGCCTGGCCCAGCCGACGGCGTAGTACCAAGGGCTGAGGTCTGTGTTGGCAACTTTGGCTTGGAATGGCTCGTACATTGTTAATCAGTAATGGAGGGCTCGCCGTGGCGGGCTTGCCCTTAGTGTTGCACACAAGCCGCCCAAGCGCAAGGCCGGGCTGTTGCTTTTCTTCACAACCGCGAAGGCGGCTGAGGCTGGCTACGCTTTTGGTCCTAGACCTTTTTTGAGGGATCTAGGCGGTCCAGTAGCAGCCGGCTGCGGGAAACAAGGTGGACACCGCGTGAGGACCCACCACCGGCTACCCCTATTAACGAAGGTGACTACTGGGCTTCAAGCTCGTCAGCGATGGCAAAGATCTCTTCGCAGATCGCGTGGGCTAGTTCCCACTCAGCGTATTGATACTTAGGAAGAACCACTTGATCTGCAGCAGCTCGCAGTGCGGCGGCAATGGCAGGCAGATAGTGCCAGTCATCAGGCTTGCCGCTGGATGCTTGGTTAAATGCCCAGAACACCTCTTGAGCCTGGGGTGAAAGTTCAGACATAGAAGTGGAAGCGACTACTTGTGATCAGGAAGTTGTTCAAGGGCGCGGCGGATGGTTTCCATGTCAGCAGCGTCCTCAGCCATCAATTTGTTTGAGTAGTTAGCGAGTCGAAGCAGGGACTGCTGCGCCTGTTCCTTCAAGCTCGGCGGCTTGGGGCGGCGGGCGGCGCGGAGCCAATCGCTCATGTCGCTTCCAGGAAATCCAGTTGCATGGCGAACCCTGTCGTACCTGTCATACAGCATCTTGCAGCACGCCTCCAGCTCCTGGTCTGCGCCCCATTGGGCAGCGCGGGTGGTGAGAAAACGCTCTGAATCGCTAAGTTCTCCGCCAGCAGTGCAGCCAAAGAACTCGCCTATCCACTGCAGCACAAGCTCCGATGGCGGTGGGGTGATGGGATGTTGTTGTGCCATGGATGATTAGTGGTAATGACTACTTAAGAGTTTTTTAAGTTAGGTACGAAAGCTAGTCATACCAGTGGATTTGGGATGAGGGGCGTACAAAGGTTTATGGGCGAGTCGCGTTTAATGCAGCCCCGACCGAGCTGCACCCCTCGAATTTGATGGCCCAAGCGTGAGACGCCTCAAGGACGCACAGGGGCTTGGGCTCTATTAGCCCGATGCCGAAGCAGAGCGGGAACCCTTCTATTGTTGCACACCTAAGGCTTCTGGCTCGTACTGCGTGAGCACGCAGACGTCAGCGCCTTGGCGGAGTGCTGTCCCAACGATGTAGGCGAACTGCTTTGGGGCGTCGTCCGACTCCTCGATCTGGTACTCCTCCACCTCGTAGGCCATGCCCTTGCGGAACCACGAGACGCGGACCACGGCGAGCAGCTCGTAAGGAATGTCGCCGACGGTGTACCCCAGAGTCGGCTTCCTGGGGCGTTTCGGCTGGGGCGGTTCCGACTTCACGGGATCTCTCCAAAACACCCACGCGGCAACCCGCATGAGCCCTAGGAAAAAGTTAGGCGGCGTGAAGTGGCCCATCTGAGTTTTTTAGGTCGGCTACCTCGAAAGAGTCGAGCAGCTGTTCGATTTCTTCAGGCTTCCAGTGGTTTGTCCAATCCCGAAGCTTGTCCCAAATGAGAAGGTTGACAAGGTTCGAGGCGGACCTCCGCTCTTGGTTAGCCAAGTAACGAAGGCACGCCCCTGTCTTTGAGTCCAGAGAAACAGTGGTTCTAGGCATAAGAGTTATGCGAGCCGCATAACTCTACAGCTTTTAGCCCCAGATGTCAGCGTCCTTCAGCATCTGGTTCAGCTCCTGCCTGGTCCGATCCGCCTCAGCCTCCTCGCGCGTGAAGATAGAAATGTCCTGCTGTCCCAAACTGTCAGAACCACTGCGCTGCAACAGTTCTGACGATTTTAGCTGTCCCAGTTTGTCCCGTTTTGTCCCAACTTGTCCTTTTGCCGCTCCAGGGGCCGGTTTGGGACAACTTGGGACAACTTGGGACAAACCGGGACAGCCGATTTCCTGAGAAGTCGCTCCAGTACTGACTTCTTCTTCTTTGGGACAGGTAATACCTCCTCCCCCCCTGCGCGCGAGAACAGCTAAATAGCGCTTGCTGGAACGATCCCCCTCAACAACAACCAACCCCCGGTCCACCAAGCGCTGGAGCGACTTGGAGATTGCGCTGACACTGCCGCCCAGAAGCGGATCGGCGTTGAGCTCCGCCTTAGTCATGGGCACGCCCTTGGTACGAAGCCGCTGCAGCACCCGGTCGATGATCGAGGCGGGGCTGGCGGAATCGACACCATCCACCGGAGGCAGGTCCTGGAGCGAGAAGGTGAGGTCTTCCTTCTGGCGCAGGATCAGCTGCTTGCCCTCGTTGCCTTCACGGCTCTTACCGATGGTGATAAGCCGCGCAGAGGCCCCTACACGCTCCAGTTCGGACTTCTCCGGGCGTTTGATGCCCCAAGACTCGTCTACGGCGTCTTGGAGCGCTGAGGTGCCCCTGAAGTCGCCGCTCTTGGCTGCGTGGTGGATGAAGACGATGGTGGTTGCCGGGAAGCTCTCGCCGTTTTCGGCGCTGTACCAGTAGATGGGCTCGGCGTACTCAGCCTTGTTCTGGTCATAAGCCGATCCGCGCATACAAGCGGTCACGGAGTCCCACACCACGAGCTTGGGACGGTGCTCTTCGATCTGCTGGATGAACCAGGGATACCAGAGCATCGAGACCTTGTTCTGAACCACCACAGGGTCGTCAGCGGTGAAATCCAGGTCAGCAAACTGCTTGCGGATCCGCCGGCTGTTCTGATCGCCGTTAAGCCACAAAACCTTGCCCTGTTCGACAGGCACCTCAGCCCCACGCACGGAGAACGGGATTCCGCGTGCGATGTGCTTGGCAAGAGTCATCACTGCCATGGTCTTGCCGCAGCCACCACGCCCGTGCATCAGCAGCGTGCCCGGCTTCGGCAGCAGATCAGGAATCAGGTACTCAATCGGCTGCTCCTCCACGCTGAAAATCTCCTTCAGGCTGCCGCCCTGCGAACCACGGCGATATTCCTGGTCCGCAATCAGCAGGCGCACAATCGCCGCAGGATCCCGGTAGCCAGCAGCTTGGGCGATCTCGAAGATTGTGTGCTGGACCTCGGAGGGGTTTTCGAGCTTCATCGCGGCGGTAGCCCGCCGGATAATTTCGTCGTGCGAAAGACCAACCGCCTGGAACCGCTGAACCCGATCCTTCTCCACCTCACCAAGCGTGGTGCGGCTTGATTCACGGAATCGCTGGCGCTCAGCGTCGTACTGATCAGCCAGAAAAATCAGAGAGCCGAGTCCCTTGTTTTCAGCCCGTCCAGCCCGCTTAAGGATGTGCGGCCATTTTGCCTCACAAGGACTGCCATTTTTCCAGTCGTCCTCAAACGCTGGATCTTCGGCACTCCACGAGGACCACAACATGAGGCCCTTCTCATTAGGAAGTGCCTCGGCAATCATTGCGCCTACAGACCACCAGTAATCCTCGGTGCCGCGTCCAAGGTGAGGCAGAACCGAAAGACAGTCCTGCACAAGATCAAACAGCTCGTCTTCTGTGCGACCAGAAAAATCAAGCCCTTTGCGGTTCTTGATTAAGCCTTGCGCCGGTGCCTCGGCATCCTTCGCTGCCCGCATTTCAGCCAGAAGCCACTCCGGCGCCTCAGGCACCTGTGAAAGATCCCCCTGGAGCGCGTAAAAGCCCTCTGGAGCCTTGCCATCGCTGCTGCCGGGATATTCCCCCGCAATAACGCCCTGCATCCCCCACAGGACCTCGTAGCCCTGTCCTGTGACGCGCCCGCTAATCCCCTTGACCTTGGAACGCTGCGCTTCCGGCACGCGGAAGATGAATTTGGCGGCGTTCTTCTTGGTGGACGTCACTACCGGAGCGCCATCCAGCGTCTCGCCCCACTTCTTTCGCAGGTTGGCGAGGTTTGCGTCTACATCAAGAATCACGAGACCGCCGCTGCGAATCCCGGTAAACAGACCGACTGCCTTGAAGACCTCAGGCTGGCGCTCAATCAGCAACGCCACGTCCGCAGGACTCATCACCGTGTGGTGGGAGTTCTCGTGGGGCGCCTTGCCTTTCGATATGTCTTGGTGCTTTCCGAAGACCTGCCCCTTGGCGTAAATGGGCGCGTAAGCCGGTCCTACGGGCAACTGGCGCACAAACGCCAGCAGCTCTTGCGTCTCACTAGACACGTTGTTAGACTCCTACAGGAATGTTTGCTATCCGCCCCGGCTACCCTAGGTGGCTGGGGCGTTTTCCAATGGTAGACAGTCCGTCAAGCTCGTGCTATTGTGTTACACGTTGCCCAAGGGCGACCATCCAAAGCACCAAAAATTTCCATGGGACTCCTTTCCAAAAACGCCTCCGCCGCCGTTTCCGGCTCTGGAACGGGTGGCGGATACCTATCGCTGTCGAAGCTGCCTGACGGCGGGTCTGTCCGCTTCGCGCTGCTCAGCGACGAACCCCTCGAAGGGTACGAGTGCTGGGGATCGAACAACGGCACTAACAAGCCTTTTCGCTTCCTTGAGGAACCCACCTACGAGGATGTGATCGTGGAGATGGGCGACTTCGAACCGCGTGAAGGTCGCGGTGGCCCTGGCACGGTTGACGTCAAATTTTTCATCGCACTTCCTGTCTTCAATTACGAGTCCGGCAAAGTCCAGGTCCTGCAGATCACTCAAAAGTCGATCATCAAAGAGCTGGATCAGATCAGTCAAATGGAGGATTACTCCGAGTTGCTGGAATGGGACTTCACGGTGAGCAAGAAAGGCTCCGGTCTTTTGACCGAGTACACCGTTCGTCCTGTGCCTCGGAAAAAAGGCTCGCAAGAGCACATCGACGCCGCCTGGCTCGAAGCGAAGTCCGAGGGCTTCGACATCAACCGGCTAATCGAGGGGGCTAACCCGTTCAAGGCAGCTTGATCTCGCCTCAAATTTTTCAATGCCCCCTTTACCGGGGGCTTTTTTTGCTGGTAAGGTGTAAATGGGAAAAACTATTCAAATGCCTAATACACAAGACACACTTGCTGGATTAAGGCGTTGGAAGCTGGAACGTGACGACGAATCCGACCCCGGCGGCAGGATCTACCGGGACATTAACGGTAACGTGTATCACAGTGTAACTAGAATACTAAAAGAGACAAGCGACACCTCCGGACTGGAACGCTGGGCCGCCCGCCTCGGGGAAGTAGAAGCTACCTGCCAGCGAAATGTTGCAGCAAACAGAGGCAACATGACGCACAACCAAGCGGAATACCTATTAAAAACCTCAATGCAATTAGCCCGTTCCACAGCAAACAAACGAAACTCTATCCGCTGGGACGAACAAGGCCTGGCGCGTATTCCTACACCCATTACCCAATGGGCACTCAAAAGGGTACGCCCCAATGTTCCCCCCGTAGGATTCAGCGCAAAAGGTTACGCTCGTTCACTATCTGACTGGATCGCTGAAAACGTAACCGAGATTTTTGCAAGTGAATTTAGCATTCACCATCCCGCAGGTTTTGCTGGAACAGCAGACGCTCTGCTTACCTTAAAAGGTAAACAAGGCATTCATGTTGTCGACTGGAAAACTAGCGTGGGACGTAAAACCGACCGCGACGACAGGCTTCCTAGCGGTCATTCATATATCGACCAGTGTGGAGCGTATTCACTGGGACTCAAGCATTTAACAGGCTTAAAAGCATCTGGCGCCGTGATTGTACTGGCACGTCGCTGTGGCACCCCAAACGTCCACTATATGGATGCGGTAGAACTGGAACAAGCTGAACAGTCATTCATGGAACGCTGTCACAGATACTTTGATGTCATTCAAGCCTCGGCCTAACGGCCTCGGCAAAAACCATTCACTGGAACGCCATTCAAGGCCATTCATGTATTGTTTCGGTTATTCATAACCTCAATACTTGGCACGTATTGGCGATCCTGCTAATACTTTCTCCTATGGTGGGAGGTCTGCTGGAGCGTACTTGGTGCTCAGCCTACGGGTGTCTCGTGGCGTGTCTCGTGAGTCTCACCTAAGGGCAGCAGAAAGGCTCCCATGGTGGGAGCCGTGGAGCGTATCAGTCAACCGGGCGAACCCAGCGCCACCTATCGGTGGGGCAGTATCGCTCCCATGCGGCGAGCTTTGTCCACGCTTCTACTTCTGTGGTTGCTGGTGAGCTGGTGTGATCCTGCCAGGGTTGGCCAGGTGCTTTGTATTGGATTCGGTAGAGGTTCTTCATTTGGTGGAACTGGTACGAGGTCTGTAACTGGCGCGAGGTTTGCCGGCATCAGCGCGGGCTTTGCGTGGAGCACCTGCCGGTTTGCGTGTCGTGGGTGTTGTGCGCGCTTTTTTTGCACTTAATTTCAAACCAGCTGGCACGAGATCGCTGGGGCATGGTTCGCCGCCATTGCGAGCTTGGCACTGATTCCAATACGGGATCACCGACTCCCAGAGCTCCCGGATCCCTTCCTTGCCGTGCAACTGGTGCAGCCGCAGCAAATCACGCCACTCAATCTCTGAGAGGGTGGAACGTTCCGCGCAGTAGCGCAGATCCCGCAGCGCCCGTTTCTCCTGGCGCGTCATTTCCCGCTCAGCTTCCCGCTGATCTCGGGCAAGCTGCTGCCGTTCCTTTTGACTGGTGAGCATCTCCCTATGGGTGAGGGTTTACCCTCTAACACTACCACCAAGCGCAAGGCTTGCCAGCTGGGGCTGATGTAGTATTGTGGGCGAGCACACCAAGGCACACCCTGCCATGCAAACCACCACACCAAAAGCCAGCCCCGCTCTGCTGGAGCGTATTGATCGTCTCGCCGGATGCTCCGGCCACTGGCTGCTGATCCGAGACGGCGAACCCGAGCGCGATGGTTTCGGCTCCTGGCACCAGACCCCAGAGCGCCATCTCGAAACCTGCCTATCCGAGCGCTGGCGCGGCGTCTCCCTAGGTTTCGTGCCCACCTACTGCAGCTGGAGCGATTACGCCAGCACCGGCCTAGTGGGCAAGGCTAATTACAACGTGCTTACCGATCCGGCCAGCACACCCGACCCGCACGGCGGCATCCTCACCGTTGGTTATGGGTGGAACGGTTCCGGCGTTGTGCTGGATCTGCTGCGGGTTCCGGCTGACGTCATTGAAACTGTTGAAGCACTGGAGCATTATCCGCTGATCTCTGAAGACGAGCACTTTACGCTGGAGCTGGAAGAGATCGACCGTGCTTGGCAAGACTGCTACGCGTCAGAGTGGCGCGACGCAATCCGAGATCAGCTGGCTGCCTATTGTCCTGTGGACGTGCTGGAGCGTAACGCTTACGGCCCCAGCACCGCGAAGTATTGGGCAGATGATCAGCTGGACTCCCTGCCCGATGATCAGCTGGAGCGCGATCTGCTGGAGCTTTTCAACGCTTGCCGCGAAATGGCCGGCGAGGAATGGGAAGTGCAGGACCTGAGCACTGGCGCCTACATCAGACTGGAGCGGATCGCCGCAGGAATCGACCGCTTGGATCTCGTGGGGCTAACCGGCCTGGCACTGCTGCCGCTTGATCAGGAATGGCGCCGGGAGTCCTACCCGTGGCCGGACGGATCTGTTGGAGCACTGGTCGCGCCACTTGCTTGACGGCTGGCACCTGCCGGCGCTATTGTTTCACACGAGACCCCACCCTAAGGCTCAAACCATGGCAACAGTTCAGGATCTGCTGGCCTACGCCAGCCGCCACGCCACCATCAGACAACAGGATTACTTCGACCCTCGCTACGCCCGCGCCGATGAAGTGCGGGCCTGGCGCAACGACAAAAGCAAGCGTGACCGCCAGCGGCTGGCAGTTCTGCGCAGCTGGCCCGGACGCTGCCGCAGTGCCGAACTGCTTGTGCCTGGCACGTACTGGGGAACCCGCCTAGAGGTTACGGCTAGCGGTGAGATCGACTTTACCGCTTGCCAGTATCCGGGCCTAGAGGTCTGGCTTGCCGTGGCGGATTATTTCGAGCGTACCAATGTGGTGGAGGGCTGAGCGATGCTGGAAACTCTTACCGTTTGGGATGTTGAGCTTACCGATACGTTCGGCGGCGAGGCTAACTACAGCTGGGTTCGGCGTGATCAGCTGGCGCTTCCACAGGATGCCAGCCGTCGGCAGATTGTGACCGCTGCCAAGGCTGCACTGGGGCTGACAGGTTGCCGGTGCCGGACGTTCGAGCACGGCGAGGGATTCGAGCTACGGCCCGTTGGTAGTTGTACCGTTGCCTTCGTCTTGCCGTCCTACTGAGCGGCCTTCGCTTCGCTTAGTCAGCACCGCTCAGGCGGTGCTTTTTTATTGTGCCGCAGTGGTGGCGCTAGTATTGAACCAAACGGGTTCGGGATTGTAACAGTGAGCCAGCAACCGGAAGCTAACAACGAAGCGCCGGAAGTTGCGGCGGAAGATGTGGACAATACGCCGCGACCTTACGGCAAGCGGAACCCTTACGCCTACATCGAACAACGTCAGCAGCGCCTGTATCGCAGGCAGCTTGACGGCCTATCTGCACGTCAGCTGGTTCTAGAACACGCGGAACGTGAGGGTTGCTCTGTAGCGACCGCCTGGCGAGACTGGGAAGCTGTAAACAAGTGGAACAGCGAAGATTGGGAGCGTGATAGAGAGAACATGCTCGCAAGACTACAAACAATGCGCGTCAAGCTATTTAACGCTGCAATCCGCAAGGGGCAGTTACAAACCGCCGCGCAGGTTCTCGATAGTTTGGGCAAGGTAGTTAACGAGAGCGGTATAGAACAACAGGCAGCCGCTGCACCGCGACTCGAAATCACCGTGGAGGATCGGCGCCAGGGCTAGGCAGCTGGCGGCTGCTGTGATACAATACGGGAGCAAGCGAACCCAGCTTCCCGTCATGACCAACACCGACCGCAGCTTTGCCGGCTACCTGCTGGCATGTGGCGCCATCGTGGCTGCCCTAGTTGCCATGGGGTTTGATAATCATTCCCAGATCCAGCGCTGTGAATCTGCCGGCCGCTCCGCCGCCGAGTGCCGCCTCGTGGTGCTCGGGCGATAAGCTCTGCTGATGTTACACAATGTGACAGTAGGGCCGCACTGCGCGGCTCTGCTGTGCTACAATAACGGAGTCCTAAGGGAAACCCTCCCATGAACATCACCGACCGCAGCCCCAAGCCCGAGATCATCTCCGCCGCACTGGAGCTGACTGATCACCAGGCCGCCACCATCGAACGGCTACAGCAACAGCAGCGGATCCTCTGGGCGACGCTCGCCGCGCTCACCGCTTGGGCACTACTCTAGCACACCACAGGCCGGGGGGCGACCTCCGGCTTTTTTGCGCCGTGGGCGGCACCCAGGGAACCTACTGACATATCCTCAATTCCTTCTTCTGTACTACACCGGGGCAGGGGTTCAATTCCTGTACTACCCTAGAAGGTACCCATACCCCAAAAAATGCCCGATTCTGCTGGAGCACTCACCCTTCGCTATGCCCAAGGCGAGGTGTTTTCCAGCCGAAAACGCTTCAGAGTATTGGTAGCTGGCCGAAGATTCGGCAAAAGTTACCTGTCATGTATCGAGTTATTGCGTGGGGCGATCGAAAGGCCGGGCGAAACCTTTTTCTATGCCGCCCCTACATACCGGATGGCGAAAGACATTGCCTGGAAAGTCCTGAAACGCCTCGTTCCGAAAGCCTGGATCAAGGCCAAGAACGAAACGGACCTCAAGATCGAGCTGGTGAACGGCTCAACCATCGAACTGAAGGGCACTGAGAACGCGATGGCCCTACGCGGCAGAAGCCTCGCTGGAGTTGTCCTCGACGAAGCCGCCTTCATGGACGCAGAGGTCTGGTTCGAGGTGATCCGCCCCGCCCTCGCGGACAAACAAGGCTGGGCACTATTTATCTCCACCCCGGACGGCACCGCTAGCTGGTTCTACGAACTCTGGCAATACGCGGATAGCGGCGACAAGGACTGGAGCCGCTGGCAATTCACAACAATCGACGGCGATAACGTCCCACCAGAAGAGATCGAAGCCGCCCGCGCGCAACTCGACCCTCGCACATTCCGCCAAGAGTTCGAGGCCAGCTTCGAGAATCTCAGTGGTCTCGTTGCAGTCTCATTTGGCGACGACAACATCGACAAACAAGTCCAAGATCTCCCCGTCCTACCCCTCTTGCTTGGAGTGGACTTCAACGTGGACCCAATGAGCGCCGTCTGCGCAGTGAAAAAAGGCGACGTGCTCTGGGTCTTCGACGAAATCATCATGACCGGCGGCGCCACCACCTGGGACCTGTGCGAAGAAATCCAATCCCGCTACGGCGTGGAGCGCCGAATTATCGCCTGCCCCGACCCCACTGGTGGCGCCCGCAAGACCAGCGGCGTTGGCGCCACCGACCACAACATCCTCCGCAAGAGCGGCTTCACCGTTTCCAGCCCCAGAAATCCCTGGAAAATCCGCGACAAGATCACCTGCGTCAATACCGCGCTGCTTGATGCAACTGGAACCCGCCGCCTGTTCATCCACCCGCGCTGCAAGGAGTTAATCAAATCTCTCCGCACGCTGACCTACTCCCCTGGAACGGGCCTCCCCAACAAAAACCTCGGCGTAGACCACGCGTTTGACGCCCTTGGTTATTTATGCCTACAAACCTTCAATTTGGCCAAGCCCGAGAGTCTCGGCAAAACGTCCTATCGTGTGTGGTAACACCCCTTGCTGGCACACAATGGCGGCAAAAAAGCCCACCAAAGGCCAAAAAAAGGTCGAAAAAGTGATGTCAGAGTATAAATCTGGCGCACTGAAGTCCAGCTCGGGCAAAAAAGTAACCAGCCGCAAGCAGGCGATTGCTATTGCTATGTCCGAGGCCGGCATGACCCGCAAAAAGAGGAAGAAGTAATGGCAAAACGCGGCCTTTACAGCAATATCGCTGCAAAACGCAAGCGCATCGCTGCCGGCAGCGGCGAAAAAATGCGCAAACCTGGCACAAAAGGTGCCCCCACCGCCGCTGCCTTCAAAGCAGCCGCCAAAACAGCTAAAAAACGGAGGAAATAACCATGGCCGCCAAAGCAATCACCGCCAAAGACCACTTCACCAACATCGTCGAGTTCACTGGCGCAAATCTCACCGCGCTAGATGACTGGATGGAGGTTCCTGCCCAATCCTCTAGCTACACATTTGCGGCCACAGTTACCGGAGGCGCCAACTTCAAACTGGACTTGGAGTGCAGCTTCAACGGCAACGGCAACTGGTTCACGCTCGACACCAGCAAAACCATCAACTCCAACGGCCAGTACGTTTATTTCTACGACGGCAAACCTGCCGCAAAGATCCGTATGCGTATTTCTGAAATCAGCTCTGGCACACCAACTGTCGTCCCTCACATTGCAGTCGCTTATCACGGCTAATGGCGATACAAACAGTAAACGGAGGCTGTGTTCACATCGAAATTGATGCTGAAGACGGCCTCACTCACGCCACATTCGTCTTCAAATCACCCCAAAACCCAGAAATCTTGGGCGGCTTTGTAGCAATGCTCGCCCAAGGCATCGAAGTGCTGGTGCCAATCTCCGATCCCGACGACGAGGAAGATGACGATGATTGAGTATCGTGGCGAAAAGTTCTCGGGTTACAACAAACCCAAGCGCACCCCAAACCACCCAAATAAATCACACGCCGTCTTAGCAAAAGACGGCGACAAAGTAAAACTTATCCGCTTCGGCCAACAAGGAGTTTCTGGATCACCCAAGCGTGAAGGTGAATCAGCGGCAAATAAAGCACGCCGCGAAGCCTTCAAAGCACGCCACGCAGACAACATCGCCAAAGGAAAAATGTCTGCCGCTTACTGGGCAAACAAAACCAAGTGGTGACTCTCTGCCAAAATAAGTACAAAGTAGGAGCCTAGCCGTGGTCTACAGCGCCAACATCCCGCCAACTGGAGCTGTAGTCAGCGAATCCCCGTTCGTCCGCAGCCTCGAAGTCATCGGCATGATGCCGGACTGGGGCGTCATGGCAGCTGTCACGCGCGGCACAAACTACATCCGCGACATGAGCGAGACCTACCTCCCTCAAGAACCGCGTGAAGACGACGACGCATATCAAACCCGCGTAGACCGCAGCGTCCTCAGCCCGTACACGAGCCGCCTGATCGAAACCGCTGCTGGCGCCATCCTCCGCAAGCCTATCCACATCGAGGGCGACCCCTACTGGCTGGAGCTGGCACAAAACATCGACGGACTTGGCTCAAACATCAACGAATACGCCCGCCGCGCCCTAGTAAGCAGTCTTACCTACGGCCACAGCGCCATTTTGGTGGACTACCCGGCAGCGACTGAAGCCCGAAATCTGGCCGAAGAACGCGCCATGGGCCGCCGCCCCTACTTCGTGCACGTCGACGCCCCCCAGATCTGGGGCTGGCGCAAGGAATCTGGCACCAACCGCCTGCTGCAAGTCCGCATCCACGACTACGACGTTCGCCCGCTGAACGAATTCGGCGAAGAGCAAGTCGAGGAAATGCGCGTCATCTACCCCGGCCGCTACGACCTTTACACGCTGGGCCAAGAACTCGTGGAGTTCACCGCCACCGGCGGCTACAGCCTCAACGAAATTCCCCTAGTCCCGATCTACAGCAACCGCCGTGGCCTGCTGGTATCCCAGCCCCCACTACTGGACATTGCCAACCTGAATATCACGCACTACCAACGCCAAGCCGACCTAATCCACGCCCTACACATTGCCGCCATGCCCACCCTTGTCCTAGAGGGCTGGGACGACACCACTGGTTCGGCAACGATGGGCGTCAACTACGCCATCGCCATGCAGCCGGGCAACAAGGCGTACTACGTACAGGCCGACGCCACCAGCTTCGACGCCCAAATGCAAGAACTCCAAGCACTGGAGGGCCAAATGTCCACGCTTGGCGTCACCAAGCTCTTCGGCCAAAAGTTTGTTGCCGAGTCCGCCGAGGCCAAGCGCATCGACCAAGCCCAGTCCAACAGCGTCCTCTCGATTATCAGCCAAGAACTGGAAAGCGCCCTCAACCAAGCCTTCGGTTTCGCCGCCCAATACGTGGGCATGGAACCGCCTGAAATCACAATCGACCGCGACTTCGACTACTACCGCTTGATCGGCCAAGACGTATCTGTACTGGCACAACTGAACCAGATGGGCAAAATCAGCGACGCGATGCTGCTGGAGATCCTCCGCCGTGGCGAAGTTCTCCCGGACAACATCAATGTCGAAGACGAAGTGGAAGCAGCAGGACGTTCCGCTATCGAAATTGTCGAGCCCGCTTCTACGCAAGAAGAGCCTGACTCAGAATCGGGCATGGATAGCCCGGAAAACTCTTAACTGCTAACCTAGAAATGTCCAAGTAATACACAACTGTGCCCGAAGAACAGCAAGCACCAGTGACTCTTGTGGAGCCTGTTGCCCCTCAGCCTGTGGCTGAAAGCTCCGATCTGGCCGCCCAACTCGAAGCGCTTCGTGCGAAAAACCAAGAGTTGATCGCCGAACGCCGCAAAGACCGCGAAAACCGCGAAACCCTCCAAAAACAGCTCGATGAGCTGCGTATAGCCCAAGAGTCAGCAAAAACCGCAAAGCTAGCTGAATCCGGCGAGTTCAAAACTCTCTGGGAAGAAGCCCAGCAAACTGTTGCTGACCTCAAGCAACAACTCGCCGCGAAAGAATCCGAAGTGGAACAAATCCGCCAAGGATTTACACAAGAACAAGTGAAATCTGCCGCTATCGCACAGCTTTCCCAAGCTGGTGCACTGGCACCTGATCAGCTGTATCGTTTACTTCAGGAGAACCTACGCGCTAAAGAAGGACAGCCTGTGGCTGTTGTCGGCGGCGTGGAAGTTCCAGTTGGTGAGTACATCGCCAACTTGAAGAACCCCGGCAGCGGTTACGAGCATCATTTTGCAGCTACGAACCGTGCCGGCATGGGTGTTACGGGTAGTGCCCGCAATACCTCCCTCCCCGGCCAAACCAACCCCTGGTCTAAGGACAGCTGGAACGTCACTCAGCAAATGCTGATGCTGAACAGCGACCCCGACAAGGCCCGGTTGTTGAAAGCTGAGGCCGGCCTCTAGCCCCTGTGGGGCAACCTCCCCAACCTTGACTCCACTGGAGCTACCCAATGTCTGCTTCTAACAGCAACTTCGGGGGAACTTTTCTCTCGAACCTTGTAACTCGTCCCGAGTTTCTTCAGTACACCGCTGAGGGCATCTTCGAGCAATCGAAGTGGGTCCAGAGCGGCATCGTGCAGCGCAACGCTGCCCTCGACGCCCGCGCTGGCGGCACCCGCGTGCGCGTGCCTTTCTTCGACCCCATTGCCCCCACCGAGACCCAGATCCTCTCCACCTCCGGCTGGAACGGTGGCCTGGGTTATCTGACCGCCCAGAACGTCACTGCCGACGAGCAGATCATGACGATTCTGCACCGTGGCTTTGCTTACGCCGCAGACGACCTCAGCAAGCTCGGCTCTGGCGCCGATCCTCTGGCCCACGTCCGCAACCAGCTGACCGCCGCCATCAACAAGCTGAAGACCGCCACCCTGGCTGCTCAGCTGCTGGGTCTATTCGGCGGCATCTCCGGTGCCGGCGTGCTTGGTCCCAACCAGACCAACAAGACTTTTGCTGGTGTCCCCGGTTCGATGACCGAGGCCAACTTCCTGAACGTCGCCAACGTGGTGGCCGCCAAGGCCCTGCTGGGTGAGCGAGGCGACAACCTCGACTCCATCGCAATGCACTCCAACGTTGCGTACTACCTCCAGCAGGTGGGGATGCTGACCTTCAGCACCTCTGCACTGTCTGCCGGCGGTTCCGTCGTATGGGGTGGCGGCGGTGTGGGCGTGACCCAAACCGAAGTGGCGACCTTTGCTGGTCTCCGCGTAGTGATCGACGACCAGCTGGTTGCTCTGACCGGCGGCACCTCGACCCACGCGAAGAAGTACCCCGTGTACCTCTTCCAGAGCGGCGTCGTTTCCGAGGGCATCCAACAGGATCTGCGTCTGGCTGCAGACCGCAACATCCTGTCGATGCAGGACATCTTGGCCGTGGATTACCACTACGGTTACCACGTGACTGGCACCAAGTGGAACGTGGCTGGCGACAACCCGACCAACGCTGCCACCACCGGCAACCTGGCCGACACCGCCTCCTGGAGCCTGGTGTACAGCACTACCAAGCAAGTGCCCATCGCTCGTCTGCTGGTCAACACCCCCTTCGACACCTCTGCCTACTGATCTTTCAGCAGGACATTAAAAAGGCCCCCACAACCGGGGGCCTTTTCTTTTGTCTACTCAACCCTCAATTTCACCAATCCGAATCCGCTCCTGATATTCAAAAATCTCTGGAGCACGACCCACCATCTTGTAAGAGTGGCTGAGCAGTTCACGAAACACATGTGGACTAACGGCCAGCTCCTGCTGGATCGTCTCTGCATCTTTACCGGCGGCAAACATTTCGCGGATTGCCTCAGCAACAGGCTCCAGTGAGCGAACGGTGTCACCAGGCAGCGCGGACGGTGCGGATTTCTCCTTTACTTCTAGGCTGTCAGCAGCTTTGCGAGCAGGCATGAGTACAGTGCGTCTCTTCGTACTACAGGATAACTGTCGCAGCTTTGTTGACGTCCAGTACGGCCAACACCTAGAAGCCCAAGCCGAACTGGAAATGTTTGGCGCCAAGGTTTATCACTCAATGGTGCTACGCGATCCCCCCAAACAGAGGAAATCACGCACTGGCGCTAGACTCAAACAAAGGATGTACTGATTGTGGCTGCCGTCATTGATGCCACTGTTGCCGGCGCGTCAGCCAATAGCTACGTGACGCTGGCCGCTGCAAACACATATTTCGAGACCGTCCCAGACTCAGCCACTTGGACAAATAAGACCGACGACCAAAAAAACCGCGCCCTCATCAGCGCCACCCGCTGGATCGACGCCCTCAGCTTCTACGGCGACCGCTGCACCACAACCCAAGCCTTGAAGTGGCCCCGCGAGGACTTTGAGGTTGACGGCATCGAACTGGTCTGCACCGTCATCCCAACAGAAATAAAAGTCGCCACCTACGAACTGGCACGCGCTCTCGCCAACGACACCGACGCCATCACCGGCAGCACCGGCACCACTGGCCTCTACGACCAAGTGGAACTGGGCGAACTGAAGGTCAAATACAAGTCCAGCTCGACAACACCAGGCATGGTGAACAACGTATTCGATCTCTATCCCTGGCTGCAGACTTACCTCGGCGCCTACTGCATGGGTGGCGCCACCAACTACGCCGTCCGTCTACGTCGAGGCTGACATGGGCCTGATCGACACCACCTTCGCCCCAATTCCCACCTCAGTCCTCGCCGACTGGGGCCAAAACATCACGTACATCAAAACCGCAACACCTCGCACCTATAACCCAACCACCGGAGCAGTCACTGGTTCCGACACCACCGTCACGATCAAAGCCGTTATTACGCGCGTAAGTCCTCGTGAGGCTGAAGGTCTGTATCAAACAACCGATCTCAAAGTCATCATTGGAGCCGGAGAGCTTGGCACTTACTACCCAACCGAAGCCGACCGCATCCAATACCAACAAGCTGGAGCAACCCGCGAGGCAAAGATCATCGCCATCACCACTTATCGCGGCGACAACCCGGTTTACCACTCCCTAATCGTGAGGCCCCAGTAATGGCACGACGCCGCAACGATATTATGAAACTTGCCGAGAAACTAGAAGCGGCAGTTTTAGCGCCGCTCATTTTGGGAGCCGCACGGTCAGCACAAGGAGTAGTAAAAGATCTACAAGAACTAGGACCTGCATGGTCCGGTGAATTTTCTAACTCTTGGGAAATAGCCAGCGAAAGTAAGGTATCCAGCGGCAGTGGATCACCAGGAGCACCGCAAAGATTGCTGGCACCTATTCTTACTCCAAAAGAGTATAAATTTAAGCCCGAAGTAAAATACTATATCGCAAACAAAGCCCCACATGCGGATGTAGCACTTGATTTAGTCGAAAGTACCTACAGATACCCAGGCTTTGGGCCGATTAAAGAAGCCGAAAGGGGTAATCGCACTAGCGGAACTCGCGGTGATCTATCCCTGCAAGCGGATGGACCTAATCAACGCACAGCACCTTTGGACTGGTACACAACATATCTACGCGGTGGGAAAATAGACAAGACGATAAGTCTCTACATGGATCAAGCACTTCGCAGCGTGAAACTATGAACTACCAAGCGATCCGCGCCGCTGTCGAAAACCCGCTGCTTACAGCGTTTGACGCACTGGTGCCACCAGTACCCGTTTATTTCGACAACATCACAGCAGTCCCGCCTAACACCACCACTGAGTACGTTCGCGTCAATGTTACTTTCGGTATTACCAACGAACCCACACTTACCAGCAGCGTTGACAACGCTCGTGGCGCGATTGTTATCCGCATTTTCACCGAGAAAGGCAAAGGTCCCGCACGCAACCAAACTCTGATCACAACAGCAGTCAACGCACTGGAAACACTCAATAACGCCGCCAAAACAACCAGTGGCGTATTTTTCCGCGTCGGCGAACTTAACGGCCCAACTTTTTCAGCAACAGAAGAAGCTCCGCATTTTGTTGGGAGGATTGATACCTCCTACGTTGCAACTGTCCTGTCATAGGTGATGCTTAACAACAGGCGCTAACCTGTATTAAGCCGGGCAGTGCCCGCCCAACAACGTTCACTTGGTACGCCCTATGGCCACCACCGTTCTGTCCGGCACGTCCGGCGCC